AGAGGGAAGCTCTCCATCCTCCATGAGCGGATAGACGTCAACCTCTCCAGGCGTGGGCGAAGTCACGGAAACATCAACAATCGCGGAACTCGCGCTCTTCGCGTGGAAGATGTATGCCTTGTATGGTCCGGCCACACTGAAGGCATTCGGTGCAAGCCGGATGCGCTCGGCGTATCGAGCATCATCCTCAATCTCAGCGCCGCCGGCGGTCGTTGAAATATTCACAGCCGATTGCACAAAAGTCAGCGGAGACACCAGCGCGGACAACTGCCCTACGAGGTACCCATTCCCCACCTCCCCTGCCGTGGTGCAGGTTGCAGAAACCTCGCCCACCACGACACCTGAGGCAATGGTGATCTCCTCATCCGTCGCAAAAGTCACGACCCCATTCGTGACCTCAGTGCCCGCGGGGATCGTGTACGGATTGCCTAATGCTTCAGAGAGCGTGAAGCGGATCGTCGTGACTGCAGCACTGGCGGGCAGCCTGGACACACTGAGCAAAGCGCCAAGAGCGTCCAAGTATTTGCCCTGCGCGTAGGTCAGAAGGTTCTGCTGCGCGGAGGTATTGATCAGCGAGCGCTGCCGAATGATCACATCAGCAATCGCAAGCAAAAATAAACGGACGGGGTCTCCGTCCGCCAGCACCCGTCCGGATGCGTTTTCGTAGCCGGTGATGATCGAGGCTTTGATTTTGTCGGCATCAGTCTCGACAAAGTCCACCTCGGGCATTCCCCAGCGTGGAATCACTTCAGTCATTGTGTCTCCTCGATCGATACTTTCACTTTGGGTCTAAGCAGACCCTCTTTCGCGTCTGCTGTCTGATCAAACTCGATAGACTCCACGACGGCCCGCGGCTCATATCGCTCGAGCGCATCAATGATCTCCTCGCGGGCCTGCATCATCGCCATCGGAGTCGGTGCATCAATGAAGCTCCAGTCGAGGCCAAAATCGCGATCCAGCGGCACCGTTCCCTTGCGAGTTGAGAGAATCGTGCGCACGTTCTGAAGAACTTCCTGAACCACCCCTTGCGGCGCGAAATCAACCTCCTCGGTCAAGCTCACTACATAGCTGGCCATTTACGCCTCCTTGAGCGAGAGCTTCATCTCAACAAACAGGCAGACTCCGTGTCTGTTGTGCACTTTTTGGGTCTGCTCGACGGATTCCAGAACGAACTTCCCGAGGTAGCTCGGACCAAGCTGCAGGCGATACGCCCTGCCGTCCACCATGCTCTCAAGCAGCCGCGCCGCAATCAGCGGAGGAACCCCGAGAGAGGCGTGAACCTGCACCGTAAAGCTCACTGTCCTGCTCTCTGGACCCAGATACTCGAGAACAGGCTTGCGCAACAGCACATCATGCTTTGCAAACCGCGCCGATTTCCGAATCGAGACATCCTTGTATGTGAAGACCAGGTCCTCGCTGCACAAAAAACCAACGCGGCCAAAAGCGCCCGTCACAGACATGGCCTCTCCTTATATGTTCGTTCCATGGATCGACCCGGAGGCCGTAATGTCACCATCCACCGACAAATTGCCGGTGACCGCCATCGACCCCCTGAATGTCAAATTGGTTGTGGAGATCTCTGCGTTCCCGTTTTGAAGCGTCATCGTCGTGCCACCCATCGTCAACTTGAGCACAGGCGCAACAATGTTGACCTCCGCGCCCGCCTTGACATTGACGGTTTGCGCAGCCTCGATGTCAACCGTCTGACCGCTCTTGACGCTCACGGACTTCGGCGTCTGCACAGAAACGCTCTGGCGGTCAGCAACGATTGTCGTTCCCTCGATCACGGTTGAGAGCGTGTGTGATGACCTGTCATAGGTGATTCGGGTTCCGTCACGGAACACAACTGTGCGAATGTCCGCAGAGTTCGCCGGCGGCGTCACCTGCCCTGCATAAAGAGCGCCGACGATAAAGCCGTCTTCGCACCCCCCAGAGCGGAAAAGACACACGACATCCTCTCCGATTCCCGGCATCTGGTAGTCGTGGTTTTCCAAGGTATTCCGCTGCAGAACCGGCAGGTCGTACGAGACCATCGAGTCTTCGTCATCGAACACCACGCGAGCCGTGCACTTCGCCGGGTTGATGCTCGACACCTCCCCGATCCGCACGCAATCAAATTCGCGCCATGTCCGCTCGGACTGTCCGAACATCTCAGTACTCCTTGTTCACGCGCCGAAGCGTCAGGTCCGTTGTGTAACCGCTGCTGCCGATGCTGTGCGATGCCCGCTCGATGATGAAGCGCCCGTCAAAACTGCCGAATCCGGAGACCTCAATCACCGATCCGGCAACGTAGTACGGCGAGCCGATCATCTTGAGCGACCCCGTCAGCCGCGCAAGATTTGCCTTGCGCAGCTCGGCCTTTGCAATCCTCTCGGCCTCCGCCTGGGAAGTTGCCCGCTTATGAATCTTCAGGTCCTGCCCGTCGGGATCGCCATCGGGATCCTCGTATGTAAAGGTCATGACCGCGGGATTCTTGCGAACGCCCGAGTCCGTTCCGCCAGGTAGCGTATGACTGCCGGCGTCGCCCTTCACTTTCTGCCTGGAGTCCCGCCACGAGACGATGCAGCGCCGGTACGAGTCGCTCAGCTGAGTCTCGAAGTTCCAGGACAGAACATCCGACTCGCCCAGCGTGATCGTGGCAATCGGCGCCTTCTTCTCGTATGCCTCCTGGTCAAAGACGACCAGCCGGCCGTCGGTAACCTTGAGCGAGAACCCCGCCTCTTCGCAAAGCCTCTGAAGAAACTTCAGGTCGCTCTCCTGCTTTTGGTCGACCCGATCGTAATCGGGGTCATTCTCAACGTCGTAGAACGCCTTCAGATTGTGCTCAGAAGCGATCTGCTGAACGACTTCACCCAGGCTGACGCTTTCCCATGACTTGGTCTTTTGCGAACGCCTGAGAGCTGTTTTCTGCGGCACGGAGACCGCCTTGATCTCCATAACGCGAGGACTGCCGGACGTGCGCAGAGAATCCACATAGAACGTGCCGCACATGAGCGTTAACGCTCCGGCCGGAACAATGACAGCCTTGACGATCTGCCCTTTCTCCGGCGACCATGAAGCCGCCCATTTGCCGTCCGGATCCTTGAGGACAAGGCTCACCTCATCGGCCTCGCCTGACTCCTTGTCGTCGTAGGAAAAAGAAAGGAGGTCAGGCAGCACATCGGCCGTCGCCTCCTTCCCCGTCTCTCCGATCCACAGCCGCAGATCAGTTTTGATGACATCACTCATTGCCGTTTCCAAACAGGCAGCTTGTCATTGTCAAGCCTCTGCGTATCGATTTCCGGAACCTCAAGCACTACGCCGTCACTGAAGACCGCCACCTCCCTTTGCAGGAAGTTGGCCGCGATCAGCTCGTGCATGAAGATCTCCGAGCCGTAAACGCGTTTGGAGATCACGTCCCAGGTGTCGCCCTGGCGTGTCGTGTATGTCGTACTCATTGATGCCTCACGCAAAAGACAGTCTGCGCTTCTCGCTCATGAACCGCTCGAACTCACGCTCGAACGAACGACGCCCTTCAGTCAGCGCCCGAGTCACGCTTGCGTACGCATCGTCCGCGGCCGCGCCCGAGATGTTGATCACTGGGGCAAACTGCACGGAGATCTGCGGGGCCGCAGCCGGGGCAGAGAAGCGATCCGCTGGCATGGAGATGATCCGCCGCATAGGCGACTCGCCGTCCTGAGCCATCGGCTGCATGGCCAGCGCAGGCTGAGCCATCGCCAGCGTAGCCGGTACGGCCGCAGCGGCAGCAACCTTGGCCATGCGCTCAAGAGCAACCTGCAGACTAGACAGCGGCATCACCGCCTCAGGCTCTCCGCCCTCGCCCACCATGGCGATCGTCTTGCGCGTCACCACACCGCCGCTTGCCATGGCGGGAATATCCTCATCGTGGACACCAAGGCCATCGTCCTCTCCAGGAACAACTGCCGCAGCAACGCGAGCGTTTGCCTGGTTAACCTTTTCGTTAACCGTAACCTCCGTCTCGTGACTCTTGCCGAACCATCCTGTCAGTTTGTCCCAAACGTCCTTGACCTTTTCCCATCCTGCGATGAGAACGCCAAAGAGCGCCTGGACTTTTCCTCGGAACCAGTCACATTTGTTGTACAGGAGCACAATGCCAGCTACAAGTCCGGCAATGCCTGCAACGACGAGACCAATAGGGTTGGCCAATAGCGCGATATTGAAACCGGCCATGGCGTTTCGCGCGAACACAAGAACCTTTGAGCCTAAGGCCATTACCGCAGTAAAAGCCTTCTGAGCTACCGTCGTCGCAACAATTTCACCCCTAACCAGCATCATCGCCGTCTGGCAAGCCAAAGCAACCCCCTTGTAACCAAGCAACGCCGCCTGCCCCACCTGAATCGCGAGATTGCACGCCTTC